CGGATACCTCGTCGGGAAGACGGACCGCGGATACACGATCCTCCACGGTCAGAGATTCCGACTCTCTCCCGGCAAGGTCGAAGCGCGCGTTCTCGAGACCGCAGAGCGCGACGGACCAGATGTCGATGTCTGGATCGAGCAGGAACCGGGCGCGTCCGGCAAGTCGATGGTCGCGCACTACGCACGCATGCTCGAAGGACGACGCCGCGTCCGTGGCTATCGTCCATCCGGTGACAAGGTGACGCGCGCCAGCGTGCTACTCGCCGGACCAGCCGAACAGGGACGAGTGTCCATCGTGTCCGGAACATGGGTCCAAGCGTTCCTAGACGAATGCGCAGACTTCCCCGATGGTGACCACGACGACCAGATCGATGTCGTCGCCGCAGCCATCGACGTACTCGGACAACATCAGCCAGTCGACGCACTCTGGGCACCCGCATCCGACAGCGCACCGTCCGCATGGCGGATGTGAAGTCGATCCATCACGCACCCTGTAGGATCGTCAGACCATGAGCGACCAGCCGCAGCAGCCCGTCACGACCTCGCCCGACGCGAACGATGTCGATCCCCTCGCGGAGTACGGGGCGACTGGTCTCCCGCAGTCCGGCGGCATCATCAACGAGGAATGGCTGCCACAACTCGTCGGCAAGCGTGCGTATCGCGCCTACCGCGAGATGCGCGACAACGATGCGACGATCGGCGCGCTGCTCTGGGCGATCGAATCCACTGTCCGCCAGACGTCATGGGAAGTGAAGCCGGGAGACCAGACGCCGGAAGCGATCGCAGACGCAGAGTTCGTCGACTCGTGTCTCTCTGACATGTCGCACACATGGTCAGACTTCATGGCCGAAGCGCTCTCGATGATCGTGTTCGGCTGGTCGTACCATGAGATCGTCTACAAGGTCCGCGACGGGAACAATCCGGACGATGCCACGCGCGACTCGAAGTTCTCCGATGGTCTCATCGGATGGCGGAAGATGCCGATCCGCGCGCAGGAAACGCTCGAGAAGTGGCAACTCGATCCGTCCGGCGGGATCCGCGGCATGTGGCAGATGCTCCCGAACGGTTACCGGAAGTATGTGCCGATCGAGAAGTCGCTGCTCTTCCGAACCACCGCACACAAGGGGAATCCAGAAGGACGATCCATGCTGCGGAACGCCTACCGCTCGTGGTGGTTCCTCAAGCGCATTCAGGACATCGAAGCGATCGGCATCGAACGCGACCTCGCAGGTCTCCCGATCATCGGCGTGCCGCCCGCACTGTTCGCCAGCGGATCCGGCAACGGAGCGAACGACGCTCTCGAGGAATGGAAGCGCATCGGTCGCAACATTCGCGTCGATGACCAGACATGTATCGTCTATCCGCTCGCCTACGACGAGAACGGGAATCCGGCGATCAAGATCGAACTGCTCTCCACGAACGGATCGAGACTGTTCGACACGAGCCAGATCATCGATCGATACACGCGATCGATGCTCATGTCGGTTCTCGCGGATGTGATTCTTCTCGGTCACGAGAAGGTCGGAACGCAAGCACTCGCGAACGAGAAGACGACGTACTTCCTGCGTGGACTTCAGTCGATCATCGACTCGATCGCGCAGACGTACAACACATACGCGATCCCGCGTCTGTTCGCGCTGAACGGATGGGAGCGCGAGGTTCTCCCGGAGATCGTGCCGGGGAATCTCGAGCGGACGGACGTGACTGCGTTGACGACCGCCATCGGAGAACTCGCGAAGGCCGGAATGCCGATCTTCCCGGACGCAGCGACGGAACAGTTCGTGCGGACCGCCATCGGTCTCCCGGACCAGATGGAATGGAGCGACGGAGAGATCCCCACGCCGAGCGCGTCGTCGTCGTCGAACGACGAGCCTGCCGACATTCCGACTCGTGGCAACGCGCGCTAACCGATCTCGACGCATCGTCCTCGACTATCGAGCGATTCATCGAGTCGCAGACGCGCAGATCGCTGCGGTCCGCGACACGTTCATCGCTGCGATGGATGCGGCATACGCATCGCTCTCCGATCTCGAGGCAGTCCACGCGTACTCGATCTCGCCGGAAGCGTTCCGTCGCGCAACAGACTGGCGACGAGTCGCAGAGATCCTCGGCGCGCCATCCGACACGTTCACGGTCTACAAGACGACGACCGCAGCGATCTTCGGTCAGACGTATCTCGCTGGCGCGAAGGTCGCAGAGAACGATCTATCCGCATGGTCTGGTCTCACCAGCAGTCTCACGATGACGAACGCGCACGCGATCGCATACGGAGAACAGCGCGCAGGAACACTCATCACCGCATTCCAGCAGGAACAACTCGACGTCGTCCGGAACGTGCTGGGACGCGCGCTCTCCGAAGGCATCGAACCGCTCCGAGCAGGACGGATGCTCCGATCGACTGTCGGCATGAACGAACGACAGGCACGCGCGCTCGCTAACTACGAGCGCGGCCTACACGAGAAGATGACGACCGGCGCGACGAACGTGCCGCTCCGTGGCGCGGGACGACCACTCGCGGACCAGAGATTCTCGCTCTCGAACCTGACGGAACGACGCATCGACGACATGGTGGCGCGCTATCGAGAACGCTTGATCGCGTATCGAGGCGAGATGATCGCACGCACGGAGACGATGCGCGCTGCGAACATGGGTGCCTATGCGGAACAGTACGCAGCCGGACAGTCTGGACTGTTCGACATTCAGACCGCGCGTCGAATCTGGTCGACGACGCCAGACGATCGCGCATGCGATGTCTGTATCTTCATGGACGGTCACGAGGTCGGATTCGCGGAGCAGTTCGTCTACGACGGTGTAGCCGCCGGAGATCCGAGCGGCGACGTTCGATCTGGTGACACGCCACCGATCCATCCGATGTGTCGATGTACCGCATACATCGAGGTCACGCAGTCGTCGCTCGAGAATGCGTTCGCTGCGAATCCGACTGCGGACATCTTCGCTGAGACACCAGTCGACTTCGGTGACTGGCGTCCGGAGGGATTCGGCGCGCCTCGAGAGCCGTTCACGATGCCGGAACCGCAGACGATCCCATCGATCGCAGAGACACCATCGCAGATCCCTGCGGACGCACCGATCGAATCGTCGTCGATCTCGTTCCCTCGTCGAGATGTCGAAGAGTCGTACCAGATCCAGCGAGATCTCCCGCGTTACAGCGGCAGCGACTCGATCGTGAGCGTCAGCTATCTACCAGAGTCGATGCGCATCGACGCACAGAACTTCAACGATCCGACGGTGGTTCGCGCAACGAACGCATGGGGATCGTGGCTCGAGAGTAAGGGCGCGATGGATGTCGGAGAGATCCCATCGGAGATTCTCGACGCTCTGCCGCGCGAGCGCATCGGACTCGACGCGCAGATCCATGTGTCCGGAGATCTCGCACGCATGGATCCGATCGCGAATGCGATCTCCGATGCGTACAGCGGACGAGATCTCGAGCCGATTCTCTATCGCTACGAGGGTCAGTACTACACATCGCATGGTGTGGACTCCGGAACGGTCATCGGTGCGCGCGCAGTCGGCTCCGATCTGAATGCGATCGTCATCGATGTGGCCGATCGTCCGACGTTCTCAGCGATCGCGAGAGAGACCAGAAGCGGCATGGAAACGGCCGAGCAGTTCGGCGCGCGCATGCGCACGGAGTACACGGATCCGTCGAAGATCTGGAATGACGAGTCGAAGAGTCTCGCGGATCGTCTCGACGCATGGTCGAAGCATCTCGAGGCAGAGACACGGAAGTTCGAGGGATCTCTCGAGGGCAGCGCGCAACGCGCAGAGATCGAACTCAGAATGCCGGGATCGGATCAGCATCTGGATCGTGTGCGATTCGAGAGCCAAGCCGCAGAGGAACGGTTCCGTCCGCTACTCGACGAGATCCAGAAGATTCACGGCGTCGACACGCAGGATGCTGTCGGTCCGGTGCGACTGCGGCTCGATCCGAAGGGCGCGAAGGGCGAAGGCGAGTTCTTCGGTGCGCGCGGATCTCCGAAGACGTTCCGGACCGGTACGGACGGCTCGCTGAAGACGATCCCTCGACTGAAGGCCGATCGGATCGGAGACGGATGGAACGGTCTCTCTCCGAACTTCGATCCGACTGTGAACGTCGGTGGATTCGGAGATGTGAAGAACTCTGAGATCCCGAACTTCTTCCACGAGTACGGGCATCGGATGGACTACTACGAGCGACCGGCATGGGACGCGCAACTGAAGGAACTGTCTCGCACGACGCAAGGCGAGATTCGTCTCGCGCGCGCGTATGTCTCCGATGGTGGTGTCGATCTCCCGACAGACGTTCTCGAATCCGTGCGTGACTTCATCAGAGTCGCGCGAGAGAACGACCATTACGCTGAGTCGATGCGCATGATTCGTCTGCGAGATCGAGACTATCTCTCGTACTGGGATTCGTCTCGAGAGATCTGGGCGCGTGCGTACTCGCAGTACATGGCGACGGAGACTCGTGCTATCTTCCCGCAGGGCTACGCTGCGTTCGAGAAGATCCGCGAAACGCAGTCCTATCTCACATGGCCGGACGACGTATTCCAGTCGCAGATCAAGCCTGCGATCGAAGCCGTGTTGCGAGCAAGGGGAATGATGTGAGCGAGCGACGAATCTGGAAGCGACGCACACTCGAGCGCGTCGATGCGGTTCTGGACGACGAAGGGAATCCGGAGATCGGACCGAGCGCAGTCGACACGATGCGCGAGATCGAACGCGAACTCGAACGACGACGAGCGATCTCGAGCGAGACCACCAGATGACCACCATCCACGATGGCATCGCGTGGGGCATGACGCAGATCGGCAAGCCGTACGACTCCACATGGTCCGCGCGGTTCGGTCCGAACGCGTACGACTGTTCCGGTCTGGTCTCTCAGATCCTCTGGCACGCAGGCATGCCGCAGGGCGCGCTCCCGACGAACAGCGCGGACATGGCTCGATGGTTGCTGCGTCCAGAGAACGCGCATCT